ATCCTTTTATGGTTGATCCCAATGCAGAGGGAAGACAATCGCAGGGTATAATTATCCCTTACACATATGAAAACAAAGTTGTAGGTAGTACAATAAGATTTATGGACGATAGAAATCCTAAGTTCATAAATGATCAACAACAAGGATATGTATTTGGTACTGATTTACAAAAAGATAGTTGGGAAGTCGTATTAGTTTTTGAAGGTATTTTTGATGCTATCTCAATGAACGGTTTAGCACTGACACATGACACAATTAATGACAATCAAGTTGCTGTCATTAACAAATTGGGTAAACGTGTTATTGTTGTTCCTGATCAGGATAAAACAGGTTTAAGTATATGTGAAAGAGCATTAGAACTAGGTTTTGATGTGTCTTTACCTAACTGGTCAGAAGATATTAAAGATGCAAATGATGCTGTAATTAAATATGGTCGTCTGAATACTCTACTAAGTATATTAGACTCCGCAACAAACAGCAAAATTAAAGTAGAAGTTATGAGGAATAAAATTGCTAAAAGAATTTAACGTAGAAGTACAAGAATTATTCTTGCGAATGATGATAACAAATGCAGAGTTGTTTGTTAGGGTCAATAATATCTTTAACGCAGAAAACTTTGATAGAAGATTAAGACCTGTCGCAGAGTTTATGAGAGAACATTCAGAGCAATATAAGGTATTGCCTGACTCTACGCAAATCAAAGCAACAACAGGAGAAACAATCGACACAGTTGATGAATTAGACGATGGTCATTACGAATGGTTTATGACTGAGTTTGAATCGTTTACTCGCAGACAAGAATTAGAAAGAGCAATCATGTCATCAGCAGACTTGTTAGAGAAAGGTGATTATGATCCTGTTGAAAAGTTAATTAAAGATGCAGTACAAATATCATTACAAAGAGACTTAGGTATCGATTACTTTGAAGATCCTAGGGCTCGTCTTATGCATCTTAAATCTAGCAACGGTCAAGTATCATGTGGTTGGCCCTGCTTAGATCAAAAACTCTATGGTGGTTTTAATAAAGGTGAACTGCAAATCTTTGCTGGGGGTTCGGGTTCAGGTAAATCATTGTTCATGCAAAATCTATCAGTCAATTGGGTAGAGCAAGGCTTATCAGGCGTGTACATCACACTAGAATTGAGTGAAGAACTATCAGCAATGCGTATCGATTCTATGTTGACTGATACAAAGTCTAAGGAAGTATTTAAAGACTTAGACAATGTTGAAATGAAAGTTAAGATGAAACAAAAAGCCGCAGGTAACTTTAGAATTAAATATATGCCTGCTCAATCTACAGTAAATGATTTGAGAGCATATGTCAAAGAATTACAAATACAAACAGGTATGAAACTAGACTTTATGTGCGTTGACTATTTGGATTTGTTAATGCCAGTAAGTGCTAAAGTAAGTCCTAGTGACTTGTTTGTTAAAGACAAATATGTATCAGAAGAATTACGTAACTTGGCGAAAGAGTTTGATTTAGTATTCGTAACTGCATCACAGTTAAACAGAAGTTCAGTTGATGAAATTGAATTTGATCACAGTCATATCTCAGGTGGTATATCAAAAATCAATACAGCAGACAATGTGTTTGGTATCTTTACATCACGTAGCATGAGAGAACGTGGTCAGTATCAAATTCAGTTAATGAAGACAAGATCAAGTTCAGGGGTAGGACAAAAAGTAGAATTAGCATTCGATATAGAAACATTGCGTATTACAGACCCAGGAACTAATGCACCAACGCATAACACATCACAACCATCTGCACAATCTATCATGGATAAGTTTAAAACAACATCACAAGTAGGGCAGACTAATGAAATAGTAGAAAATCAAGTAGAGCCCGAGCAAAAACGAGTAAATGGTGATGTACAAAGTACAAAATTAAAATCATTATTGAATACTTTGAAAGACAAATAATATCCAAAATGGTCACGATTGACTAAATAGTAGTAAGGAATTATACTTATGCAGAAAAAAACTAAAAGCCTTTTAGAAGAACTAGAAAATTTTGGTAGCAACCGAGATATCCCACATATTGTAGAGTCTCGTGGCAACAATATTATTACTAGTGCGGTCAATTTAATTGAATTCATTCAACGTAATTACGATGATGTTCAGGCTGAACAGTTAGAAAAGAAACTGCTAAGTGCTATCCGAGGTAGAGACAAAACTCGTTTTTCAAAGACGATTAAAAAGTATCAAGGGTAAGTATCAATGAAGTTTGATGAAGTCATTATCAAAGAAAATAAATTAGGCGACTGGATGTTTGGAGACAAACGATACCGCGGTCAGGGCGGCATGGGCGGTACAGGAGGCCCTACAGTAAAAGCACCTAGTTTAGGACTTAAAGGTGGACTAACAAAACAAGATAAATTAGCATACAAATTATTTGTAAGAGACTTTGTTAGTGATGCATTGAGTACAATCGATTCAGGTCTTAGAGCAGGATTAATTAATCCGCCTTTAGGTCCAGGATCAGTCACTGGTGATGATCCAAATAATCCAGACTCTCAAGGAAATATGGATCCGGACAACAAACAACGTTTAATGCCTGGCTTCCAAGAAAAAATGAGAAGAATGTTTAATCCTAAAATGAAAGGACATGAAAAGTACGGTGAGTACAAACCTGATACATCAGATTTCGGTAAAGAAACAGACGGCTTTAACAAGCCTAAAGTACCTACTAAACGTAAAATGAAATGGCAACAACACAGTATCAAAGATTTAATTGATAAAGGTTTGACTACACAAGAAATTAGGAGAGCATACCCTGGTTGGAACGGTAATCTTAATGAGTGGGTTAAATTTGTCGAAATGAATATGATCTTAGAAAGTATCATAGACGAACAAGCACATGAAACAGATGTAGAAGCCGCAGGTGGTAGACTACTTAGTGTTTTTATGAAAGACTGGTTTGGTCAGTGGATGCAAAATGTTGATTATACCAAAAGTAAAGATGTATTATATCAAATCATTGATAACTTAGAACATGTGTATAACAATTCAAAGAATCCATCTAAGCCAAACATTGATAGAGATATTTTAACTCAGTTAGCCGACGGTGCTTGGGCGGCAACTTCTACAGTAGGTGTTACACCCGTAGGAGCAAAGAATGCACAAGGTGCAGAAGTAATACAAAAATCAGTACAAGCCCAAGGTGCAAAAGAACCTGAATTAAAATCAAAAGAAACACCAATGAAGCCCGTACAGATACCTGCAGGCATAGCAATTAAAGATGCAGGCGGAACAGAATATTTTTATAACGGAGAACAGTGGACTGATTCTAGTGGTAATGCGTTGTCAGCAGAAGAACAGCAAAAGTATTCAAAAATGTATGCGATGGATCCTAAAACCTTCTATAAAACAGAACTTGCACCACAAAAGAAATCTGTTAAAGAATCTAAAACTCAATCAGCAATTAGAGCAGAAAAAATACCATCACTGAAAACGAGGTAACAATGAACCTCAGTGAATCATTATCTAATACTTTACGTACATTAGAAAAAATCAACTTAGTCGAAGCAAAGGGACACTTAGATCACCCAGAAGATTTAGTGTTCTTAGGCGATGTTGAGGGTGCTAGACAAGCAATTAGTGCAATAGAACAAACAATCGCACAACCGGGTACAATCACAATTAAGTGGGACGGCTATCCCGCTCTTATCTTTGGACGTAATAAAGAAGGTAGATTCTCTATTATGGACAAACATATGTTCAATAAGAAAGACGGTACAGGAAGACAAGTGTTTTCTCCCCAAGAGTTTAGACAGTATGATAAGAATAGAGGTGTTGATCGAGGAGACTTGTATCAGTTGATTGATGATATATGGCCTGGATTAGAAAAAGCAGATAGAGGATCATTAGGTTATTATTGGGGAGACTTATTGTTTGCAAAACCATTAGAAGACCAAGACGGATACTACTCATTTAAAATGAATCCAAATGGTATTGCATACAAAGTAAAAGCAGATAGTGAAGTTGGTCACATGCTAAAAGGAAAAACAGCAGGAGTAGGTGTGCATACATTTATTCCAGTTAACGCACAAACTACAGATGAGTCATCATCACTAGACGGTACGATAGGTAACTTACATAACAATAGTGATGTAGCAATTGTACCTAGCAAGATGCCCATTACACCAAAGATTAAAATGCCCACGAAATTGAAATCACAAGCAGAAGCAGAAATTGCTCAACACGGTGATGCTGTTCGTATCTTAATGAATTCAGCGCCACAGGCACGTACTGCATTTAATTCTTTGTTTACTGTATTCATTAATAAAAAGATTGTTGCCAAAGACCTGTCAAATTTGTATAATGATTTTATTCAGTTTGTTGAGCAACGTCCAATGACTGACTCAATGCGTACTAAAATTACTAATCACTTCAATGCTCACAAGGACGGTGTTATGGGTGCATTTAAGATTTGGATTGCATTGTATAATCTAAAACAGAACATCGTAGATCAATTAGACAAAGCCGCAGAGGCTAGTCCTGTTAAAGGATACTTAGATGATGGCAGTGAAACACACGAAGGTTTCGTTGCTAATGGACTCAAGTTTGTCAATAGAATGGGCTTTTCTGCTCAAAATCTCGCCGCAAAGTAATAATATCACCGCATTTTTTCATAATCGGAATAAATAATAGTATGAACCTCACGGTGAGGGACAACAAACTATACAGGCTCGGAACGAGTCTTTAAATTAAGGAAAAGAAAAATGGCACAATTTACAAGAGCAAATGGTGACTTTTATCCAGTATTACGTTTAGACGCAACTGGATATTCAAACCCGGGTGTTAACGCAGTTTCAAGCGGTTCAACAGTTCAGCCTCAAGGGCCGAAGTTAGACTTCTTCAACATTGAGTTAGCAGACATCGCGGCAAACACAACTTTAGCAAACATCGCAATGTTAACAATTCAGCAGAAAGCAATTGTTTACATTTACGAGTTCACTAACGATGCAACTGATGATCTTTCAATCGCAGTATATCCTACTGGCGCTTGGGACGCAACTACTTTAGCATCTGCTATCGATACAGCAACTGGTGGAACATCAACAGTTGTAGCATCAGCAACATTCACTAACTAAGTTTTTAGTTAAAGAATTAAAAAGCCTCTTTTATTAGAGGCTTTTTTTTGGCTACTAAATACAACTATGAAAACCATAACTTGCTTCACATTGTTTGACATTACTCATACTAATGTTCTCAACAGATCAAAGCCTGTTGGGGACAACCATACGTTATGGCAAGTTCAAAGAAATTCACAAGCAAACTTTGATACTATATTGCAATGCATAAGTTTGCGAGGCAACCCAGAAATATTACATTATCCTCATCGTATAGAGGACAACACAGAAAATTCTTCATTTGGATTTTTAATAGACAAAAGCATACAAGATTTTCATTATTGGAAATTTGATTTTAAAGTACAAAACAATTCGGTGTTTGATGATGACATAGGACCTTTAGGCTTTCTTGTAAAAGACTGCCATGAAATACCTATGATTAAATGCGGTACAGAAAGTGTAGACTTACCTGACTTTTTAGATACTACACCTGAATTGAATAATATATACTTTATGGAGAACGTATGAAAAAGAAGATAAATGCAGAAGAAACTCGCAACAAAATTAAACAGATGTTTAAAGGAGAACTAATTAGAGAATTAAAAAATCTTTATATTAGTAACGACAGGTCTGGTATCAAAGCCTTTGGCAAATACAGAATACGAAAAGATCAAGGCAGTCACTTGTACAAAGTATCATGCAATGATTGGGAAGAATCATATGAATTTATAAATGCAAGAAATGCAATGGCATACTGCGTATTTTCTCACAATCGTAATACTGAAAGGGCAAAAGAAGTTTATAGCCTAGATGGCAAAATGGCATCCATCAATTTAGACATTGCAGTTCATACTAGAGGTTACAAAAGTACAACAAAGGATTTAGATCATAGATTAATACAGTTAACTAAATTACAGGATGATTTAGGTCGCAAGAAACAAATTGTGTATAACTTAGAAAGACTAATAAATACATCTAAAGAACAACAACGTAGAATTTTTGAGGAACACAAAAAAAATCGGTTTAAAAAACCCAGAAATTCTACGGAACAAGATAAATACAATATATCTACGACAGATTACTAGGAATTTAATATGAAACTTAATGATTTAAACACACAAGAAGTTGCAGTCAAGGCTTTGAAAGAAAACTTTGAAGTTGATTTTAACGTCAAGGGCTTGAACAAAATCCAGACTCAAACTATGCATAATAAAGTAAAGGGTTTAATTGCTGAAGCAAAAGAATCTCAGAACTTTGGTGCTGAATATCCAGCATATATGAAGTTAGTGTTTGTAGAGCAGGCTCTCAGAGAGCATTACAAAATTGCTCCTGAAGCACCTAGAACTAAAATCATTACAGAAAATGAAGAAGTTAATAGATCACAAGTAATCTTAGCCGCACAAGACATGGTTGATTCTGTACAGAAAATGTTAGAAGAAGTTTCAGATATGTTAGTCAAAGAAATGCCTGCATTAGTAGATTCTGTGCAAACAGAAATCGGTGTTAACGAAGCACAAGCATTTGATCAAACAGCAGGACAAGGTCTTGCAGAATTAAATCAGTGTTTAGTATCTGTTAAAGGTCAACTTGATCAAGCATTAGCAGGTATTACAGGTGGAAATGTTGTAGATGCATTTGACGGTGACGTAGACTCAGGTTTAGGTGACGGAGAAGTTGGTGTTGACAGTATGGATGTTTCTGATCCTGTAATGAACGTAACAGGTGATGAAGGAACTGACGTAGTAGACGTTAATGCTCCAGAAGTCGTCGGCGATGTCGAAGACGTAAACGTAGACGTATCAACAGGACCAGTCGGTAGAGCAAAAAGGTAAAGCACATGAGGCTTTACGAGTTTGTTGATGCTCAGGATAGCAACGCAATGGCAGCCAGTATCGTGGCTGTTTCCAATCAACTAAAACAACATGTAGAAGATGGGTCCATTGATCCTGATAACTTTACAGTTGATCAACTGCTAGACACATTCCAAGACAATGACATTATACTTGACGTACAAGACTTGTACAAAATGATGGAAAAGCCTCTTTTAAAAAGTGTCATTTCAAATATTCAGGGAGATAAAGTAGTATTCAAAGGACACGAACCTGTTAACATTGAACCTGGAAAAGACAAAGAATCTGATAGTGAAAAAACCGTTGATAAAATGGCAAAGTCTGCTATGAAAAAAGATCGCGGCGCCTTTAAAATATAAACCCAATCCACTTTACACGTAATATAAATTACTTTATAATAACATATTGAGGTGTTAAATACAAGTATGGAAGTTACAGACATTGCAAAAGATAAAATTAAAGCCCATTTAGAAAAACGCGGCAAAGGCGTTGGTATTCGTATAGGCATAGAAACTACAGGGTGTAGTGGATATGCTTACAAACTTGAATATGCAGATAATATTAACGAAGAAGATATTATCAATGAATATGATGGGTTTTCAATATTAATTGATCCTAAGGCTAACACTATACTTGAAGGAATCACAGTAGACTATCAAAAACAAGGATTAAATGAAGGTTTTGAATTTATTAATCCGTTAGAAAAGGCACGTTGTGGTTGTGGAGAGAGTTTTACGATTTGAATTTAAAAATATCACACTTAGTCGTTAACGGCTGTAGTTATACATATGGACACGGAATAGCAGATCCAATCAATGATTGTTGGGCTTCTATCATTGCAAAACGTTTAGGAGTTCCGCTAGTTAATCTTGCTCTACCCGGACAGGGAAATCAAGCAGTCTTTCGTAGAACGATGCAATACTTTTACAAAGACCTTTTGCATGACAACAATCCTTTCTATATACATGCATATACTCAATCATCACGTAGAGAATGTTACTTGGCAGATGCCTATGCCGGCGCGCCTCCCCATCATTTTCATATTGTTGATGGTTACGGAACTCACTCTCAGTTAGAAAAAGAAATAATTTTAAACTCTGATGATCACTATTATTGTTTAATGGAACAAGATAAATTACATCGTTGGACAAGTATTAATAGTTTGTTAGATACAAACAATATACCTCATCTTATGAGTGATTATATGCCAAATACTTCAGCGGTAGTACAAGATTTTATAGAACGTTACGAGACAATTTTGATAAATGAATTAGAATTACACTCTGGCAAATTAAGAAATTTTAATGAAGTTACACAAGATTTTGACAAGACGCCTTGTTTACATGAAACAGTAGAAGGACATAAACATCTTGCAGATTATGTTTGGAAAGAAATAGAAAAACGTTATGATGAAATCGAAGTGATTGACTGCAACCATGCTAAGTTACATGATATACTAATACATACTCCAGAAACGGAAAAAGATGTACAATATAACCATACTAATACTATAAATTTTTATCCACTTGAATTTTGTAGAAACGTATATTACTTCCATGAATTAGGATTAGATTATTTAAATAAAAACTGGGCAGGCAAACCAGAAACAGATCATATGAGGCCATAATGATAACACAAAAATATCCATACCAAGAACTAAAAAAGAAAAACTTTGATGGTTCACGTAAATATCTTACACCAGACGGAGGTAAACTTCCTAGTGTAACGACTATCTTATCTGCTACACAATCTGAAGAAAAGAAAAAATCATTACAAGAATGGCGTAACAGAGTTGGACATAAAAAAGCACAAGAGATCACTACTGAAGCCGCAGGTCGCGGAACACGTATGCATAAATGGTTAGAAAACTATGTGTTAAGTGACACTGGAGACATGGGGCAATACGGATCTAATCCATACAGCAAACAAAGTCATATTATGGCACAAGAAATTGTTGACAAAGGTCTAGTAAACTGTGAAGAATTTTGGGGAACTGAAGTTACATTATACTATCCTGAAATCTATGCAGGTACAACTGACTTAGTTGGTTTGCATAAAGGTGATGAAGCAATCATGGATCACAAGCAAACGAATAGACCCAAGAAACGTGAATGGATTGATGATTATTTTATTCAGTTAGCCGCATATGCAGATGCACACAACATCTTATATGGCACAAAGATTAAGAAAGGTGTCGTGTTTATGTGTAGCAAAGACTATGAATACCAAGAGTTTATTGTAGAAGGCAATGAGTTTGATAAGTATCATCAACAATGGCTAAAGAAGTTAGAAGAATACTACACTAAGTACATCTGATAAAATGCCACATTGATTTAAAATCAATGATAAATAAGTATAATCAAAGGAAAAGATTAGACTTATGAGCATTATACAAATCTCTAAAATTCAACAAAGGGCTGGTAACCTAGTTGATTTACCACAATTAGACGAAGCAGAAATCGGTTTTGCCAGTGATGCAAAAAGAGTCTTTATAGGTAAAACTACTAGTGGATTAGAAAATATTGAAGTTTTAACTTCATACTCTGATATTACATTCAGTCAAATCGACGGATCAGTCGGTAACTTAAACATATCAAATAGTACAGTTGCAGACGGACAAGTCTTAGCATTTGACGGCAATAACTGGGTCAATAGAGGCGGAGACGCCGGAGGATTAGTTGATCTAGGAGAGATTAGTAATGTTGCTATAGACGGCGGCTCAGTTGGCTATACAATCGAAACAGATGGTCTAGGTAATTTATCTTGGACACCTAAAGGCACAATTACAGCATACATCGAAAATGTATCAAAAGCAAACCCAGGTGAAGTTACTTCAACTGTAGAAAACTTTTTAACAGACGGACAAGAAGTTACAATTACAGATGCTGTAGGTATGACAGAATTAAACGGCGGCACATATTATGCTAACGTTCAATCTTCAACTACGTTTACATTATACTCTGACACAAATTTATTAACACCAGTAGACACTTCTGCATTTACTGAGTATGCTTTTTCAAGTGTTGCATCATCAAATACAGTAACTAAAAGAGTTACAATTGGCGATTCATCAGTATTTTCTGTAAATGATCCTGTAAGATTCACTGGTGATATGGATAGTGGATCTACATTAATAAACACTGGAACCACTTATTATATTAATGCAATACCCTCAGGCACAACTATTGTACTTTCTGATACAATCTATGCAAATGGTGTTGCAGGACCTGAAAAACCTATCGGTACAGCAACAGGTTTAACAGCAAACGTATTCGGTTATGGTGGTAGAGCAATCGCATCAACAGGTGGCGGTGGCACATCAGCGGCTCAAGGCAGTAACACAAGTGTACAATATAATAACTCGGGTGTTATTGATGGTGACGGAGATTTTGTTTGGGATTTTAGTTCAAATAAAACTTTAACTGTTAATGGTAATGCAAATGTAGGGAACTTAAATGCTACAAATTCAGTAGTAGCATCCAGACTATTTTCAAACGTAGCAACAGGTACGACACCTATTGTCGTAGACTCTACAACACGTGTAGCAAATTTAAATGTTGATTATGCTAACGTAGCAGACAACAGTGTAGTAGGCAATCTTACTACAGGAAATTACTTCCCAGCATTAGTATCTACTTCTGCAACAGGTAATAAACCACTGAATGTAAGTGGTAGTTATACATTTGATACTGCTAACGCAAAATTCGTAGCAGGTAATGTTGAAGCAACATATGATGTATCAGGTTCAACATTAACCGGTGTTTTAACAACAGCCGCACAACCAAACGTTACAAGTGTTGGTACTCTTACAAGTTTAGAAGTAGCAGGAGACATTACTCCTGATGCAAACATAGCATATGATTTAGGAAACAACACAAATAGATTTAGAGATTTATATCTATCAGGATCGTCTATCACATTAGGCTTCCAAGAAATTACATCAAACGCAACTCATACAACATTTACTAATAGAATAGCGGCAGAAACATTCGTAGGTAACGTTGTTGGTATTTTATCAGGTGATGCAGGCAACATTTCAAATGTTCAAGGTGCAAACGTTGCAGGTGAAGTTAACTTTGCCGCAACTGCTAATACTGTTGCCGGAGCAAACGTAACAGGTACAGTACCTTTAGCCGCAATCGCAAGTACAGTTTCAGGTGCAGTACAATCAAACATTACTAGTGTTGGTACTTTAACATCATTAGATGTTTCAGGTAATTTAAGTGCTGGTAATATAACAGCAACTGGTGGAACGTTATCTGGTATTGCAGGTAATTTAACTACACTCACAGTTTCAGGTGCATCTGATTTAGGTGATGTAAGCAATGTACAAATAGACGGCGGTACTGCAAATTATATTCTTAAAACAGACGGAGCAGGTAACTTAAGTTGGACTAACCCAGACGGTGGTTATTTCTTACATGAACAGACTGTAGCCGCAACTGTTTGGAATGTTAATCATGGTCTCAACAGAAGATATGTGGGTGTCGAAGCAATCGATGGCAGTGGCATTTCATACAACGGTCGTTATAACTATCCAACGATAGAATATGTAGATGCTAATAACCTTACAATGACATGGGACACTGCTTTGTCAGGTTATGCGGCAATTACAGGTGGTGGCACTAACATTAACAGTGTAATGGTTGCGCCAGCAACTACCCCAGCAGGTGTTGACACACAAGTTCAATTTAACGATGCTGGATCATTAGCAGGCAACAATGGTCTCACATTTGATAAGTCTACAGGTACATTAACTGCAACTGTATTAGAAGGCCCTCTAGCAACAGCATCACAACCAAACATTACTAGTGTTGGCACACTTAATGGTTTAGAAGTATCAGGCAACATTACTCCTGATGCTAATGTTACATACGACTTAGGTAATAACACAAATAGATTTAATGATTTATATTTGTCTGGAACTACAATTTATGTTGGTGATCAGCAAATTACATCTAATGCTTCTGGCATATCATTTACTGGAGAGACAACATCATCTAATATTAGATTGACTGGTAATATCCAAGCCGCAACTAGTAATTTGTTTGTAACAGGTGAGCAAGGTGGTGCAAACGGTTACGTACACCACGATTTTGTTAACAACAAACATTCATTCGTAGGTATTAACAGTGGTTTAGGACCAGTAAGTGCAACGGTAGAAACAGAATACTTTGATGCACTGATAGATACTGATGGTATTGTACCGGGTATGCCTGGTAAGATGCGTTTAAAAATGGATGGTCTACAAAGTTATGATTTAGATGGCACTACAGAAAACGCATACCTTAAATTAAATCAGTCAAGTAGTAATTTACTTACTCCGGGACCCACATGGACTGCTAGTCACCCATCATCAACACCTACTCATATCGTAGCAACAGGTAATATTGTTGGTAATTATGGTCATTTTGAACAAGACATGTCAGCAGAAAGTATTTCGGCTACCTATGCAAATATTGACGGTGGAACAGATATCACTGGTAACTTAAATGCTGGAAACATTACTACTGCAAATATTGTTACTCAAGCCGCAACTATTAATGGCAACGCAACTGTAGTTGCAAACTTAAGAGTCGATGGCACTATTATTGTTGAAAATGATATTAATCTTGGTGTCGATAATCTTACTCAATTTACAGGTAATCTTGTAGGTCTTGATACACCGGGTACTGCAACTGTTGACCTCAATGTTACGGGCGGCGCATCACCAGGCTCAAGTATTACGTTAGTCGGAGGAACGTCTGGTGGTATAGTAGGAGATACAGAATTTAAAGCAACTGGTGGTAAATTTACAGCAACTTGGAACAATAGTTATTCCCCTGCTGTAGGCACTCCAACTCTTACAGAGTTAACAAGTCTAGGACTACAAGGCTCAGCAGGACCCGCTAATGTATATGATGCTTTCCAATTAAATAATCAAGCAACATCAAATACTACTCCCGGTAATGTTTGGTCTGCATTTCAAAAAGGTGGCACAGAAGAAGTACATATTTCTGCAACAGGTAACATAGTAGGTGCAGGCGGTATATTCAATGAAGTATTCACTGGAGAATTACATGCTGGAAATGACCCGGCAACATCTGATGAAAATACAACCGCTTATATCAAAGGTAATTGGTTATTAAGTGGCGGTTCACGTTTACAAGCAACTTATGCTGACTTAGCAGAATACTACGAAGGTGAAGAAGTATACGAAGCAGGTACTGTTGTATCGTTTGGTGGCACTAAAGAAGTACACATTTCTAATGAAGTAGGTAGCAAACGAGTAGCAGGTGTCGTATCAACTAATCCTGCATATATTATGAATGCAGAATGTCCTGGAGACAAAGTTGCTATTGCACTACAAGGTCGAGTACCATGTAAGGTTACAGGTACATGTGAAAAAGGTGACATAATGGTGGCAAATGGAGAAGGCGGTGCAACTGCTTGGTATCATGTTGTTACTATAATGCATCCTGGAATGACTATAGGTAAGGCTATCGAAGACAAAGAAACTAATGAAGTATCTGTTATTGAGATAGCAGTCGGCCGTCTCTAATCCAACGTTTTTACGCAAAAACTATAAATACATATGAATGTTCTTGTTTTGTAAGATAACATCAAACGAGACTTATGCGGTGCCCGCCGCGTAGACCTAGAACGTCACTCACTAATATTAAAGGAGATCAAAAAATGGGACGACCAATGAAAACATCGAAAAATTCTGATGTTGATACCACTTATAACAACCCGGCAGGTTTATCAAACACTTACCGTATTGTTGCTGGTAACACAACTCAGACAGGGCCTCAAACTGTATGTAGATGCAAAGTAGGCTCTAACATAGAAGGCGACGGCTTTATTATCAGACAAAAAGGTGCTAGAAAGTATCTTGTTGATGATGGTTCCGGAAACCAAGGTATTTGTACTTTAGCGGATTCGGCTGATGGTGCATTAGCAGACAACACTATGACTGTTACTGTAACTTTAGACGATCTAAGTACTGTAAGATTAGAAAGAATTAAAGGATCAGGACGTGCATTAGACTTTTCTGGCAACCCTTACATCATATCTTTCAATACAGCATATCCTGCAGATACATACGGTGGTCAACCTTACCCGATTGTAACAGTTGAATCTTTATAATCTGAGGGGTTTATAAATGGCACAGAGTAACGCACAAAAGCAATTACAACAGTACGACACTGATATTGCGGTTCTCAAAGTCGAATTTAAAAACTTGGATGAAAAGTTTGATACTGCATTAAATGATGTTAAACATGATATTAAAGAATGTGAAACATTAATTAAAGAAGGCACGGCATCAACTCACAAACTCTTAACTGACTTCCAAAAGTCAAACCAAGAGTCACACGACAATATGGCGCAAAAAATTACTGCGTTAGAACGTTGGAGATGGATGCTTATCGGAGCAGGTATGGTGGCAGGAACTCTAGGCTATTCAGTCATTGAGTTTTGGATGTCGCACTAAATTTTAGTTATTTAGGTAAGAAAGGGTGCTAGTCGCCCTTTCTTTTTGGGTATGTAGCCTTCAGGCTACATAAAACCGCATAACGTAGCCTGTGAGCAACGTTATTTGAAGACATCTAAAGACACTACTATATGTTTTGTGGCGTCTTAGAACGTCTCTGAGGGCTTTCTATAAGTTCTTTAGACTAGATAACTTGTCTACTACGTTATCGATATTGATTGTAGAGAATAATCCGGGGTGTAGAGGTTTTGGGTATTTGTCACCACCTACCCAAGCATACCCACAATGTTCGTCATTAAGAATTGGGGAAAATTCTTTTTCAATCTCACAAAAAAAGGTGTGATATGCAAATGTATTATTGACGAATTTTTGGATAGGAACTAATTTAAAATCATCGTCCCAATGTGAGATTTCTTCTAAACATTCTCTTTTTAATCCTGCTAATAAAGTTTCATTCTTTTCAATCTTGCCCCCTGGTATAGACCATGTAGGGTTTTTAGATTCATTTCTTAAAAGATATAGAGATCGTTTGGTAGATTTACAATAAAAGAAAATACCAGCAGATTGATTTATAATAATCGCCATACAATTATTTAGTAGGTGACAAGGTACCTCTTAAATAACTATACTGTAATCGCCTTCGTTGTAATAACCTTCGTAAGACTTCATCCATTGTGCAGGCAAACCGGGCTGAGTTGAATCAGAAGGTGTAGCCGCCCAACGATATTGAATTTCTGTAGTTAAGTTAGTTACATATTCAAGTTCATCTTCATTGATGACAGAATCAAACGCAACAAACCAAGTCATAATGTCTGCGTTAAATTGTATAATGTCATTTGCTTTTGCTTCTACTACAGTGTATACAGTACCTGTGCCTTCTGGTTGTACATTATTCATTGTGAACTGGGTGCCTATATTATTATTCGGAGCACCATAGTATCTAAAATCAGTTGTACCTATAGTAGCAATTTGATACAGTGTACCAGGGGTCATTGTTGTTGCAACTTGAGATTCAGGTAACGTTGATGTACCTGTCTGACTACCTATAATTGTTCCCCATGATGAAGTTTGATAACCTATGTCTTGTGTTAACAAATATCTCACATTAGGAATAGGCCCGGGGAGTCCGTTGTTTGGTCCTGATACTTGAGGATTAATAACTGATGTTACAGGGTCTAATGTATTCTGTGGTAATGTATCTTCATCGACATTATAAATTAGATAACGATCATCAAGAGGATCAATAACAATTGTACCCATAATCTCTGTATCCATATATGGATTTTGTAATGCAACTTGTGAAATACCTCCTCGGTATGCACCATACATGTTTAAGATAGATGACCAATACAAGTCAGTGTCTGGATTAACTGGCTTATCTAATGAGAAGTTAGAAGGTTGATCTGGTTGATCTTGCGGTAATAACTGTAATGAATTACCTATGAATAATACTTGATAACCATATGGAGATATCTTTTGTCTTGTACCTAATAACAGGTCATCATCTTTCATATCTTCTTGTGTTTTACCTTCAAAGATAGAAGTGATAATCTTGTTAATAACACCATACTTTTTAAGTTTGGCAGATGTCGTTAACCACATGGGTAAGTAGAATTTCCATGACATAACATCAATAGGATTACCTGTACCTTGTGGTATAGTACGAGATGAGAATGTAAGTCCATCCTGATATACAACTGTTAAAGATGTCCAGTCAATAAAGTTATCAGTATTTTGAATTTCTAATGACGGATTGAATAATGTTCCTAATTGTTCAATCAATTCTAATTTTTGTTGATAGTTAGTCGTCCAAAAGTCTACTTGTAATCTAAGTGTGTATGGAACTGGCATTAACTTTTCAACAGTAAATGCTTGACCCTGTGTCTCTCCGTAAGCGGCTGTAGTAGGATCATAATCTCTTTGACGTACATTTTGTTTCTCTACAAAGTAAGGCTCTTGTGTACGTCTTTGATCATACTCTAATCCATTAATAAAATAAGTTATCAAAGGTGCAGAAGGTAAATTACTTGCAGAGTTGTTTGCAATAATTGTTGATGCTTGTCTACTTGCATCTCCATATTGGATAGGTACTCTAACGAGTATAGGATTGCCGTTAGGATCAGTACCTGAAGTCACATACCAGTTGCTAAAAATTTTAGCAAACTGTAGTAAAAATCTTCTTATTTGATTGTCGTAAAAATATTGTGCCATTATGTTCCGTCACTTGGTGGATTGTCATCTGGTTCCAAATCTAAGATACCACTTAGTCCTTGAGCAGATGGTACGTTTGCTTCATCGTTGTTACTATATATCGTATCATCATTATTAATGAATCCAGATAATTGTGATGTGTCATCACTAGTAAAGCCTGTAGACGTTCTTACATCTTCACTGACTCTTAACCATAAAGTACCGTTCCAACGATATAACACATTAGGTGTATAATCTATACGTAAGAAATAATCTCCAACTTGTGGACTTTGCGGGAACGAAATACCTGCACCTGCTGGGAGTCCATTAGGGGGAGCACCTTCTCCTGTTAAGTAACCTGATGTATAACCAAAGTCACGAGGAGTATATCTTGCTATGTATTGAAAACGAGGATCACAATCAGCACGATAGTCCATTGTATTTGGACCATATGGTTCTGTACCTGTAAAGCCTGGTTGAGTAGGATCCTGATCTGCTGTTGCGTAAGTGTTATCAGCAGTACCATATGGACCTGTTACAGGACCACTTATATTAACTGTTAATAATTTTGTGCCTTCCATCTGACCTGAGCCAGTTGATGACATTTCTGGTGCTTCAACTGCAATGGATAAGTTTGCTTGTACAAACTTTGCTATCATTGCTTCTAAGTCTATATCTTGTTCACCATGTTTGGCTTGCATTACGTCAATGACTTCTTTTGGTATTCTTATACCAGTAGATTCATATTTGTATTTGTCACTTTTCATAGTAATGACTTCACCAGTAGCAGTTAATGGGCTATTACCGGGCATCCATGAACGTACATCGACAGGAGGTGCGGGTTGATTTTCTTTGTCAGATGGTACACCGTTTGCTTCAAAGATACCATAGCCAGGTACGACATATAAATTAGATGTATCATACCCGGCCTTCGGTACAATACGTGCGGCTTCTTTTAAATTAGCATCATTGATTCTAATATTTTCATTATATCGACCTAGAACATCTTTAAGTGTTTTACCTGTATCCAGTTCCCAGTACGGATCCGGATCAGTATCACCGGGTTTTGTTCCTGCAGGTACTTCTTGTAATGCAATATAATTTTTGTCACCAAATGTCATTGTATACCCTGCAGGGTATGTTTTGTTTTTATCCCAATCACCTAAGTAATTGTCTTTGTCAGTTGGTTGACGCAAGATATCCTGAAACTCTTGGCTATCTACTAATTTTTCACATTTGATACGCCATAGATGAGGGTACCATGTTTGTGAAAAACCTTCACTGCCATAGTTAGCATCTGTAACTTGATAAAATCTTTTTAGTGCTACTGGAAATTCTGTAGCATCATCGTTTAATGGATTGTAATCTAGTAAGTGAGGTAATTCGATAACATCACCTACCATTAACTTTCTGCCTATGATATCGATCATGTCATTGTAATGAACATTAATAAAAATAGTATCATTACTTAAAAATAAACCAAACTGACTAAGATCAAAGTCTAAGTTTTGTACGTTATAATGGCCCCGTAATCGATAAATATCCTTTTCATATTTTCTGTCTCTGTTCTCTAAAAACAACAAATCTTGTATATTTGTTGGGTCTAAAGAACTATATTGAGGTTGTGTAAAATCAGCAGAAGGTCCTTGATCCATCGGGCCTGCATACTTATGGACATAGAGATCAGTACCGCCAACAGTCAACTGCTCAGAAATACTTCTGTCTAAAAAACGGTAATCGTTTTGTTTCTGTTCCCGGTATAAACTTAATCTTGGCATATATATATTTATCTCAACACAATGAGACGCAGAATTTGGGTAAATAGAGGTTGAATTAAAAAATTATTTGATGTACAATGCGAACACTAAGTATGAACATTCATTTCATTAAGGGACAAAATGGCTAGACGTAAGCAAAAAACAGTTTATCTGACCCCTGAGCCAGACTGGGAAAAACACAAAAACATCGAAGACCCCGAAGGCCAGGCAAAAGCATACCAAGACTGCCAGTACTTTATTCGTACAGAAATCAGTGATAAGAAAAGACTAACTGAATTTAAGACTTGGCTTAAAAAAGAATCTGGCTACACCGAAGAAGAAATCGAAATTATTCTTAGGAACCCAGACTGGAACTTTAATTCTACAGGTACATCAGTCTATTTTTTAAATAGAGTTGGTTACATGCCAGAAGGGCATATAAATCATATTGCCAAACTCAAAGAAGAATGGTTAGAGAAAGGTAAAAAGATTGCTCAAGTAAAAGAAGAAAAAGCAAAAGACAAACCCAATCGTCCTTCTATACAAGAAATCATGCTTGGCAAGTTAATGGAAGCAGGTGGAGAGATCGATGGCATTATGGATCAACTGTTTGAAGATGAAATAAAAGTTGATGCTAAATTTAATACTGCTATTCTAAGAATATTAAACACATACAATCCTTTACCAAATCATATCCCTCAACTAGTCGAAAGTTATACATTTGAACAAAAAGAATTTAAAGAAGTTATTGAAGGGAAAGATGAACAATTAATTGAAGCATATAGTCATTTTAATAAAAGAAAAATTAAAAGTATTATCAGCGCCTATGATGCAATGATTGGAGTATTAAATTCATATCAAGCCCTTAAAATTAAAAATAGGGCTAAACGTAAAACTAAACCTATCACTCCTGAAAAAGCAACTAGAAGTTTAAAATATCAGAAAAGGTTTGAATGCGAAACAACTAACTTAAAATTAGAAAGCATTAGACCCACAGAGTTGCATCTGTCTAAAGAAGCATGGTGCTATGATACTGCTAAAAGAAAACTTCATCACTATATCGCAGACGATCTTGGTGGAGAAATGTTTGTTAAAGGAAACACTTTGTATGGATTTGACAAGTCTAAGAGTGCAATTAAGACATTACGTAAACCCAAAGAACAATTAAAAGAAATTATGGGCAGTAAGCCCGCGGCACGTAAATTCTTTGATGATATTAAAGCAGTCGGTGTTCAACCGAAGGGTCGTTTTAACGATTCAATGATTATTTTAAAGGCGTTTTAATTATATGGCAAATTATATGTTGATTGCGGGGTGTAGTCATGCCGCTGGTTCGGAAATAGATGGGAACTTATCAAGCCCAGAAAATCGTCAAGCAAGTTTTGGTAACCAATTAGCAAAAATGATGGATCATGTTCCCATCAATATTGCAAGGAACGGTTCTTCTAATGGTGCTATACATCGTAGTGTACTAAATTGGTTTACACTTAACCAAGATTTAGTGTCAAATAAAGCAAACAACCTTTTTGTTTTAGTCAATTGGGCAGAGAGTTGTAGAATAGAAGCACCTGTTCCACACGATGTAGGTATTGACCAAGATACTTGTGCTGATTGGGCAGACCCATCATTTTTAAGTTCAGTTCAAGTAAATGCAATGACAGATCCACATCATGTTGCTCCGCAAGAAAAAGAACAGTTTTTAACAGCACAAAGATTTTTGGTATATTCAGAAATTTATACTGAATGTCTGACTGCCAAGGATGCTTTATCATTGCAATATTTTTTCAAAGCAGAAAATATCAGATATCTAATGACAAATTCTGGTATTGCTTTTAACAATAGAAATATGAAATGGTTAAGACCTTATTTGTCAAAAATTGATGCCAAACGTTATTACATGTATAGAGACAATAAGTATGGTTTCTATGAAAAATATAAAGAAGCAGGAATGATTAACCCAAATGCCAAATATGGCCATCATGGAGCAGACGCACATCTATCCAGAGCCACTGATTTGTTTAATTATATAAAACAGAAAAACATTTAGACTGATAAATACTAGAAATAGGAATTTATCAATATGTCATCAGAACAACTAGCAGTACCAAACGGAGAAAACCTCGAGCAGTTAAAAGAAAATATGTTCGACAACATCCGTTATAGGTTGGGCGACGGTATTGTAGACTTAGAATTAGATCCAGAACATTATGAAGCCGCATATAACTATTGCATTAAAACATATAGACAACGTGCAGAGAATTCAGTACAAGAATCTTATACTTTATTGACAATAGAAAAAGATATTGATACATACACACTTCCTACTGAATTTATTAATGTAAGGCAATGTTTCAGACGTACAATCGGTCTTGAAACTGGTCCAGCCGCATCATCATTCGATCCATTCTCATCTGCTATTCTAAACACTTACTTGTTAAACTATAATTATGCAGGTGGATTAGCAACATATGACTTCTATGCAGGGTATGTAGAACTTGCCGCTAGAATGTTTGGTGGATTTGTTATCTATACTTTTGATCCAGTAACTAAAACAATTAGATTTGTTAGAGACTTCAAAGGATCAGGTGAACAAGTTCTTATTTGGGCTGACATCCAACGCCCAGAAACATCTTTATTGCAAGATCCGGGCATTGCACCTTGGATTGAAGATTTTACATTAGCAACTGTAACTATTTCTATTGGCCAAGCACGTGAAAAATTCTCAACTATTGCAGGCCCTGCAGGTGGCACTGCTCTTAATGGAGCGGCAATGAAGGCTGAAGGATTAGCAGGGCAAGAAAAATGTCTTAAAGACTTGCGTGATTACGTAGATTACTCACAACCTCTTACTTGGATACAGGGCTAATCACATTGCATGACGATTCATAGTTGTCAACTTACAGAATCAATTTGGTGTCTTAATGTAGAATGCGGACATGATCGCAATATACCATTCAATGGACACATCGATTCTGCTGAACCATATGACACTCAACAAATCGAACATTTAATTATTGGTTTTATGTTGTATGAGCCACAATGTGGCTGGGATTATACAAAATGGACAAAGCAGACTTTAGAATATTTACACACAAGTCAAATGTTCCCCAAGTTAACACATGTGTATTTACTACATGAAGGAACTAGAGTTAACATAAATGAATTGCCTGATCACTATATGGTCTTTGGACACAACACTCGATATTTTTTACTAAGGTCCGAAGGAACAGAAGAAAGAAGTTATGGATTAGATAATAACAATAGTTGGTTAGATACTTTTCAGAATAAAGATCGTAAAGCACTTTGGTTAATTGGAGACATTTCAGGTAGACCCCACAAACTACCTTTGTTGTATAAATTTTTAAAAGAAAATACACTTGAACATTTAGATTATTCTTTAACAAATACACTAAACAATTATGAAAACCCTTTTAAAGATTTCGATACACAAGATTATCAACCAATATTAGATGCTATCGATGAAAATTTAACATTAGACGACTTAGTAAAAATTTATAATCAACTTAAAAAAACATTGCCCGGAGATAGATTCACTGAAGTGACAGAAAAAGGTTTAGTAAATAGTTTTGACCTTGCTAACTATCTTTTTCCCGATGAATGGAATGATGCATCATTAATTGTTATGCCTGAGACATGGTTTGATAATCCTAATCCTCCTCACTGGCAATATTATACTGAAGAAGTAAATGAAGAAATGGAAGTTCGTCCTTTTTGGGAACATAACATTTATGCTACTACAGAAAAAACTTGGAAACCTATTGTAACTAAGAAACCTTTTATAGGAATTAGTAAAAATGATTTACAAGAAAAAACATTAGAAGGGTTAGGGTTTAAAACATTTAGAAAATATACATCTGAACCTGATCTAATAGTAGACCGTGGTTATGGAGAGCCTTCATTAGAAACAAAAACATATATTGACATTGCACATAAAAGAATAATTTCTTTTTTAGAATATATGGAAGGCTATAAGTACGGTATAATGGAAGATATCGAATATAATTACAAACATTGGAAATATGTGTTAGACCAAGAATGGCAATTATTATACCGATTTTGTCCTCCATTAAAACATGTCCCCAAACAGAAAATCTTACGAATGTTTATAACACCCTATGACCACAACATATACACAAACACAATTGACAAATATTCTGGGAAAATTGTTCAATAAAATACTTGACACTCTTTTATAAATCCTGTATAATATTATTACTTTACTACAGGACTATCCAATATGATTATAGGTATTACAGGACTTATCGGCAGTGGCAAAGACACTGCGGCTGACTATCTTATCAGATTTCATGGTTTTAGAAAACTCAGTTATGCAGGTCCTCTAAAAGATTGCGTATCTGCTATCTTTGGCTGGGACAGAGAAATGCTAGAAGGTACAACTCAATCTAGTAGAGAGTGGCGAGAAGAAGTTGACGAGTGGTGGGCAAACCGATTAGACATGCCTCATTTAACTCCTCGTTGGGTATTACAGTATTGGGGAACTGAAGTAGGTAGACGATCATTTCATAATGATATTTGGGTATCGTCTATCGAAAATCAATTACGTAAAATAGAAGATAACGTAGTTATTACTGATTGTAGATTTAAAAATGAGGTACAAGCAATTAAAAATGCAGGTGGAACTACAGTCAGAGTCAATCGAGGCGAACAACCTACATGGTTAAATGATGCAGTCGATTATAATTATTACGAAAACCCTCAAGCACTAGCAAGGTTAGTTGATTTAGGAGTTCATGCTAGTGAGTATAGTAGTGTCGGATTAGATTATGATTATCAAGTTGACAATAATGGTACAATCGATGAATTGCACAAACATATGGAGTTAATAGTCAACAGTTAAATCTCCCCTGTGCCACATTACATGTTTTCTTTTTACAACTTCAATACAATTTAAACATATCGTTCTTAAATTTGTAAAATCTGTATTTTGAGGTCTTCCGTCTATATGATACACTACCATTTGTGTAGAATATAAACTTTTAAATCCACATAAAAAACAATTATCTTGTTTTTCATATCCTGCTCTTTGCCAAAGATATATGGGCTTTCTTGTTTTGTTTACTTTACCGCATTGATTGCACATACTTCTATAATGTCGTTTGCCGTTCTTAATATAGTTTACGGCACAAACTTTTCTGTTGCAAATCTTACATATTGGTCTAGGTAAACTCATAACTGTATTTATAAAAATGCCTTCGAAGGTATGTTAAACCATAAATTTTTGTGCAACAAGATAAATAATAGTATGAAAAAACAATCAGGGTGTAACCCTCAAAATCATACAAAAGGAATATTATTATGGCACTAACATCACCAGGCGTAGAAGTAAGCATCATTGATGAAAGTCAATACTTGCCAGGCGCAACAGCATCGATTCCCTTCTTCTTGTTAGCAACAGCACAAGATAAAGCGGATCCAACATCAACAGCAACTGCGGCAGCCACAACAGCCGCAAACGCAGGTAAATTATACAGAGTAACTTCTCAACGTGATCTAGTTACTTTATATGGTAACCCATTCTTTTACACAGCATCAAACGGTACTCCGTTGCAAGGCTATGAGTTAAATGAATATGGACTATTAGCGGCTTACTCAGCACTTGGTATTTCAAATCAAGTATTTGTATTAAGAGCAGACGTTGATCTAGCAAGTTTAGTAGGATCAACAGGTCGTCCAACAGGGGCACCACAAAACGGTTCGTTTTGGTTAAACACAACTTCTTCTACATGGGGAATCAATGAGTTTAATTCAACAACAGGAGCATTTACAGCAAAAGCACCAATCGTTATCTCTGACTCTACTTTAGTGTCAATAGGTACACCTCTACAATCAGTAGGAAATATCGGTGACTATGCAGTAGTTGCTATACCTAATTATAGAAACCCTAACAATGACAATGCACCTACATATTGGTACAAGAATCGTCAGAATACATGGGTTGGTTTAGATTCAGTAGACTGGTTCAAGGCATGGCCTTCAATCACTTGTCCTACTTCTAATCCTACATTAACACAAGGCGATACAATCGACTTGATCGTTAACGGTACAAACTTAGCACAACTTACTGTATCAGCGGCTCCTAACAACACTATTTCTCAGTTAGCGGCAGACATTAACTCATTAGGTTGGGAATATGTTTCAGCGGCAGTAGTTGATAACAAACTTGAAGTTTATTCTTCACAGACAGGTGGAGATCAAGGTAGTTCAAACGTACCATTCTACATTAGATTTGCTAACGCAACAGGTACTATCTTTACAGACTTAGGATTTACAGGTACTAACGTAACTGGCTTCCAACCAAGAGCATTTTATGGTACATCTGCTCAACAGCCATTATGGCAATCAGGACAGGCTCAGCCTGCTCCGACTGGCTCTGTATGGATTAAGGTTGACGGAACAGGATTACAACCAGTAATTTCTGAATATGATTCTACATCATCTTCATATACTGCTAAAACACCTACTTTTGCAGACTCTGATTGGGCACAAATCTATTCAGCAGACTCAACAGGTGGACAAGCAATTCCAGCAGGAAGTGTTTATGCACAATATGGATTTAACGGTGAGTACACAGCGGCTCCAGTATACTACTTCTATAGAGTAGCAACAGGTGCAACAGTAATTAATGGTACAAACACTGCACCAGACTTTACTTCAGGACCATATGTAGCAAGAGTTCAGATTTCAACTCCAGGTTCACAAACATTAAGTACCCCTTATACATTTAACTTGGGTGATGCAACTGATGCATCTGACTTTGTAACTGCATGGTCAGCGGCGAACATTCCTTACACTTCAGCAAGTGTAAACGATGATGGTTCAATTCAAATTCAACACACTTCAGGTGGTGTTATTATCTTAGATGATTATGACAACGTAACAGGTGTATCTTCTGGTTTATTCTCAGAAGCCGGCTTTACAACTGCAACAGCAGGTTGTAAGACAGGACCATTCAGAGATGATATCTCATTTACTCCTACTCAGAGTTCTACATCAGGGTCAGGTACTGCATTATCAATCGCAGTAACTAATGACTATGGTTATTATGACTTTGATCCGGATGCAGTAGTAAACGGCGGTACAGGTCATGCTGTAGGTGACGTAGTTACTTTCTCAGGTGCAGACTTGGGCGGTGCTTCACCAGCAAATGACTTACAAGTAAAAGTTACAAGTGTTACAGCAGGCGTTGTTACATCTTATACTTTAAGTACAGGTACAGGCGCAGATGCGTTCACAACTCAGTTGTCTAACTGGAGAGAGTTCTCATTAACAACTTCAGGTGCTGATTCATTAACAGCAAACGAAGGTGCTCCGACTGCAATACCTAGCAACTTTACTAACTGGTACTATTCAACAACTGATCAAGTAGATATTATGATCAACTATGACGGTAATTGGAAGGGTTATAGCCAACAAGGTTATGATGGTAATGGTTTACCTAGCCCATCAGTCGTAAATGCAACTGATCCTAATGGACCTATCGTAACTGCTAGTGAGCCTACTACTCAAAGTGACGGCACACCATTAGTATACGGTGATCTTTGGTTAGATACTTCTGACTTAGAAAACTATCCGTTACTTTACAGATGGCAGTCAGTACAAGCAACAGGTGGCGGTAGTGCTACTGATAAGTGGGTCTTAATTGACAACTCAGATCAAACTACACCACAAGGTATCTTGTTTAAAGATGCACGTTGGGCAACTAACGGAACAACTAACCCAGCAAATGATCCGATGCCGACCATCAAATCATTGCTAGGAAGTGATTACTTAGATGTTGATGCTCCGTTATCATCAAATTACCCACAAGGTATGTTGCTTTGGAACACAAGACGTTCTTCATACAACGTGAAGCAATATCGTGTAAACTACTTTAACAACGACAGATTCCCGAATGACACTTTACCAACACAGAAAGATGCATGGGTATCTGCTTCAGGTGATGCATCTAACGGTGCAATGAATGCAGGTCGTAAGGCACAAAGAGCAATGGTAACACAAGCATTACGTTCAGCAATTGACTCTAACGTTGCAATCAGAGACGAAGATAACTACTTCAACTTACAAGCAACACCGGGTTATCCTGAACTACAACCTAACATGATCGCATTGAACTCTGATAGAGGTGAGACTTCTTACATTGTTGGTGATACACCAATGAGACTGAAAGATGATGCAACTGAAATTCAGGCTTGGGCAACTAACGCCGCAGGTGCAACAACTACAGGTGAAGATGGACTTGTAAGTAGAAATACTTATATGGGTCTATTCTACCCATCAGGTATCACTAGTGATCTATCAGGTAACTTAGTTGCTGTTCCTTCATCACACATGATGGTCAGAACTATGTTGCGTAATGACAATATTGCTTATCCTTGGTTAGCACCAGCAGGTACTAGACGTGGTATAATCGATAATGCTACAAGCATCGGATACATCGATGACGAAGGCGAGTTTAACTCAATCAGAACACGTATTGGAATTAGAGATGTGTTATACACTAACTTTATTAACCCAATGGTATTCTTTACAGGTAATGGATTATTGAACTATGGTAACAAAACTTCATTTGATTCATCATCTGCATTAGACAGAGTAAACGTAGCAAGATTAGTTGCTTACATACGTAGACAATTAATATTAGCCGCGAGACCATTTGTCTTTGAACCTAATGACCCTCAAACAAGAAAATCTATTAAAGCAGTAGTAGAATCATTGTTCCAGGATCTAGTTTCAAAACGAGGATTATATGACTACTCAGTAGTTTGTGATGATTCTAACAACACTCCAGCAAGAATTGATCGAAATGAACTTTGGATTGACATAGCAGTAGAGCCCGTGAAAGCCGCTGAGTTTATCTACGTTCCGGTCAGAATATTCAACACTGGTGAGTTATCAGGATCTTAATAAAAAAGATATACAGAGAGGCTTCGGCCTCTCTGAATTAAAAAGATAAATATATATTAAGATATATTAAAACAGGAGATTAACAATGGCAACAGCCTCAGATACATTAGCAAAACTTTCGGTACAACCTGAGGGAGGCGCTAACCAAAACTTGTTGATGCCAAAACTTCAATATAGATTCCGTGTGAACTTTATTAATTTTGGTTTTGACGATGATTCTTCACTTATTCTTACTAGACAAGTAGTAGACTGTGCGAGACCACAAGTTCAGTTTGACGAAATCACTATGAACGTGTATAACTCACGTGTCTATCTTGCTGGTAAACACACATGGCAAACACTTGCTATCAACGTCAGAGACGATGCTTCTGGTAATGTATCAAAAGCAGTTGGTGCTCAGTTACAACGTCAATTAGATTTCTATGAGCAGTCTTCAGCGGCAGCAGGTGGAGATTATAAATTTGAAACTGAAATTCAAATCTTAGACGGTGGTAACGGTATCAATACACCAACAGTATTAGAAAACTGGTCATTAGCAGGTTGTTTCTTACAACAAGCAAACTATCAGACTCTAAACTATGGTACATCTGATGCAGTGACTATTGCTATGACTCTACGTTACGATAACGCAGTCCAGACAAATGCTGGCGGCGATCTAAACGGCGTACCGGGTGCTGGTGTTGGACAGTCTGGTCTACAGACATTCCCAAGTCAGATTGGTACTGCTACGTAAGTATTAGAATTATTTTAAATAGAAAAACCGGTTTCGACCGGTTTTTTTATGGGTTTATTGTTTAGATAAATACTCTTATAGGAGAATAATATATGTCGCAATGGCCTTTTACAACGTTACCGGACGATATACTTAACGCATTTGCAGGTAGAGTATATGTACGTGACTGGACACATGCCGCTAAAAACTTTTTGCCCGGAGGCATGGCCAATGCAGGTAAGGTTAAATTTACTTTCCATACTTGGTTTGAAATTAATCCTACAGCATATCAACCCCCAACAGGACAAAACTACGGATTACTTGTTAAATCAATTAAACTCCCCACATTTAATATGGATGTAACAGAAATGAATCAATACAATAGAAAACGTTTGATTCAATCAAAAATTAAATATCAACCGATAGAAGTAACATTCCATGATGATAATGCATCGCAAGTTACTGCAATGTGGGACGCATATTATAGATATAACTATGCAGATGCATGGAATCCTATTGTTACACCTTTCAGTACAGCGCCTGCTATAAAAGATTATAATAGACGTAACATATATGATCCATCAATATCAGGTGATACTGAATATGGTTATAGAGGAGATGCCCGAGGCGAAGGTGGAAATAGAGCAGACGGCGGAGAAAAAGTTCCTTTCTTTAATAACATTACTGTATATGGTATGTGGGCAGGAAACTTTATAGCCTATACTTTAATTAATCCTATAATTACACAATTTGACCACGACACTTATGATTATTCAGACGGTGGCGGAACAATGCAAAATAGAATGACTATCGACTATGAAACAGTAATATATAATTCAGGTAAGATAGGAGAAGATATAGAAGACGGTACAGGACTACCCCGACGTGAACTTAATGGAGATTTAGTAGCAGGATTCGGTGGACCGGATAGTTATGATTCAACTGAAAGTCCACTGGAACAGGGCGGTAATAATTTAATAGGTGATTTTCCACCTGCATTCTTAGGAGACGATGCTTCAGCAGAAGATTATATACGATTCTTAAAAGAAACATATATAACTCAAGGATCAGGTTTAATTGAAACTGCAAAAGATCAAATACAAAACGGAATTAGAGATGCA